GCTAGTTCTCTATCTAGGGTTCCCCAGTATTCTAAAACTTCATATCTATCATTTGAAGTTTCTGCAGATTGCATATTTTCATAACGAATAGTATCTTCAAAATACTTATCATCGTAATTTGCACCCATTTCTAAACAAGCTTGTATATTATCTAAGCGGAAAAATGGTTTGTCTACAAGATCACGAAGCTGAGAAGCATTTAATCTATGTCGCTGAATTACATAAGAACAATCTTCAATACTTATAGCCGTTGGATCAGGATAAAAATTCCAGCAGCTTACGGAGTCAATACGGGGTATTTTTTTATTATATGGAGAATACTGTCTATCTTGTGACCATTGATGAACAGTTTTATTTTCTGTTAGTGGTCCTTTTATAATACCCGTACCTAGAAGAGAACATTCAAATATAGAATGTCTTAAAGTATTTACAGCACCACAATCATAAAGCTGATCGTGAATAGCCTTTTCCATTTTTCTAGCAGTTTCATCTGCAGGAGATATTTGAGGTTCTCCAGCACGACTCGGCCCCTCTGCTAGATTAGCTCCCTCGTATTTTTGAGATAGGCCCCCTAAGAACGTAGCTTCTGTTGCTCCCGGCAATAATTCCTTTCCATCTCCCTCAAATCCATAAGGACTTTGCATTTCAGGTTGATTGGGCGGTTGTTGCTGTTGTTGCTGTTGTTGCATAGTACCTACCACATCTAAGTGTGCAAATTTTGCAACACCTTCAGGAACAGGGGTAGATTCAACAACAATAGGGAATTTTTTATTGGCAAATAGAACATCTATTATTTGCCCATACGCCGCAAGAACTTTTGTTTTGGTAATCTTTATAAAAACCTTACTATTTTCAGATTCTCTAAATTGAGTAGTAGAATCATATATTCCACGAAAGTTTTTATAGGCTTTTAA